GGAGAAGACTCTACCACAACAGCAACAATTGAATCTTCAGCGAACTTAGGTGTTACAAAAGGAATCTTTGAACTTGGTTATATCGAGATTCCAGATAATATCATAGGCGCTGTGAATCTATTTACACCAGAGTCTAATGCATCTCTTGGTTCTGGAATCTTTAACGCAAAGTATCAATTTGTCTTACATAATCTACACGATATGTTGCATTATAACATAACTCACTTCTATATGTCAATGGCGCACCTAAGTCTTATGGAAGACCTTCTTGTTGGAGCAGTTCCGCTTAGATATAATAGACACACGAACAAATTATTCCTAGATACTAACTTAGCTGATTTGACTGTAGGTAATCACGTTGTAATCGAAGCGTATCAGGTCGTTGATGGTACTACATATCCAGACTTGTGGAAAGATCGTTTCTTACAAAACTATGCAACAGCAAAAATCAAATATCAGTGGGGTTCAAATCTTACCAAGTTCAACGGCATGACATTGCCCGGTGGCGTTCAGTTCAATGGAGAACAAATTTTAAGCGATGCACGAGAAGAGATTCAAAGACTTGAAGAAGAAATGGCTTCAAGTTATTCTTTGCCCGCAGTCGATATGATAGGATAATAGAGTGGCTAAAAATTATTATTTCGAGAATTTCGAGAACTCAATGGAGCAATCGCTTATTGAGGACTTGGTTATCGAATCTATAAAAATCTACGGAATAGACGTTTGGTATATACCAAGAACGCTTGTTGCCGAAGACAGTATTCTAAACGAAGACGACCTATCAACATTTAATGAAGCATATATGGCAGAAATGTATGTTAAGAATGTTGATGGATTTGAGGGTGAGGGTGACTTCTTATCTAAGTTTGGTCTTCAAATTCGTGATTCAATGACACTTACAATCGCAAAAAGAACATATGAATCTGAAGTTGGTACATTAGAAGACAATCGTAGACCACTAGAAGGCGATTTAATCTACTTGCCGCTTAATAATAAAATATTTGAAATTCAGTATGTTGAGCATGAGTCAATCTTTTATCAAATGGGCTCACTTCAAACATATGATCTTCGTGCAGAACTGTTTGAGTACAGTGGTGAGAGATTTAATACAGGACACGACTTCATCGATGAACACTTTGATAATTACAAGACTATTCAGGATAATGGTACTCCGGTCAATGATGCAACATTTGATGCTAACACAGGTGGTCAGAACACAGCCTTTGATGACTTTATTGATAGTAATAAAGATATTACGGCAGATAACATTATCGACTTCAGTCAAGGCAACCCATTTGGAGATGATACTTTCTAATGTACGGTAATCACTTTTACAACGAAACGACTAGACGATATGTTGCTGTATTCGGCACGATGTTTAATGACATCGAAATAAGCAGAAAGACTGGAAACACAACCACTCAGCAGATGAAGGTGCCAATTAACTACGCACCAATGCAAAAGATACTTGCTAGAATTAATCAAGACCCACAGCTTAATGCTCCTGCAATTACTCTACCAAGAATGTCTTTTGAGATGACTGGAATGACATATGCGCCAGATCGAAAACTGACAAGCGTAACTAAACTGGTTAGATCAGGCGGTGCTGATGGGGATATGACTTCTATGTTTGCGCCTGCTCCATACGATATCGAGTTTCAGTTAAATGTAATGACAAAGTATAATGAAGATGGTACGAAGATTATTGAGCAGATACTACCATTCTTCAAACCAGACTGTACAGTAAGTGTTAAGTTGATTGACGAATTGGGTACTTATTTTGATATACCTATTGTATTAAATAGCGTATCACAAGAAGACACATACGAAGGTGACTTCGAAACAAGAAGAGCATTGATTTGGACATTGAACTTTACAATGAAGGGGTACTTCTTCGGTCCTGTGTCTACTAAGAAGCAGATTACTTTTGTTGATGTAGATGTAGCTCCTGTTGCAGAATTTGCTGATGGTCAGCCCGGTAATGTAGAGGCTTCTCAGATTTCAGTATCTTCGTCAGCCCATGTGTTTTCACCATTCACATTTACGACAGCAGAGAACGGAGATGTTTCGTATACCCACAACTTAGTGCCTGGTGAACAGTATAGAGTATTAAGAGTTGGATTATCAATTGGTGGGCCCGATGCGTTTGAAGATCCAAGTTTTCCGGCGGCAGATACCACTAATTATCATGGATGGCAAAAGGGTTGGCAGGTATATATGAAAGGTCGCTTCCATCCAAATAGTCCTGATGAGACAGAGGATACTGATGAAAGTGATACTTGGTCAGTTGGTGATACATTCACCGCACCTGATCTTGATGCTTTACTTAGTACAATTGTTTCAGGGTCTTCTCACCATACATATAGCCATCTCTGGTCTGGTGAAGAACTCAAGACATTCAAGAGTCGGATGGAACACGCTTTAGTCACAAAAGTTCAAGTAGCGAGTTATGACCCAGATGCTACAGAATTAGATTTGGGCACTGATGATGATTGGAAATACAGAACAATAGTTACATAAAGAAAGGTTATAATATGAATGATGAAATAGGTAAAAGTCTAGGACTTGAGCCTCTGGATGATGTAGTCGAAGGGAAAGTAGTTCAAAGAACAGAAGTTCCCACTGACGACAAAATGAATAAAGATTATGAGTACGCTAGAAGTAACTTCTATAATGTAATCGAATCTGGAACAGAGGCATTGGAGCAAATGCTTGATGTGGCAAAAGCATCAGAGCATCCGAGAGCATATGAAGTCGTTTCGACTATTATGAAGACTCTCGTAGATGCGAACAAAGATTTGGTTGCCATGTCTACTAAGAAAGTCGAAAGCGAAGAGAAAGCTAATTCAGAGTCTCCTAATGGATTGACTACTAATAACAACTTGTTTGTTGGTTCTACAAATGAACTACAGCAGTTGATTAAGGACATGAAAAATAGCGATGGTTAATGCGATAGAAAAGGGCTACAACGGAAATGTCAATCTGAAAAGAAAAGGCGTATCTGTTGAGTTCACACAAGATATGGTTGGAGAGTTCGTTAAGTGCGCTCAGAATCCAACATACTTCGCAGAAAAGTATATTCAAATCGTTCATGTGGATCATGGGTTAATACCGATATCTTTGTACGATTATCAGAAAGATATTGTTGAAAAGATAACAAACAATCGTAGAGTTACAGTTGTAACATCAAGACAGGCAGGTAAAACGACAACTGCTGTTGCTGTGATTCTACACTATGTTCTATTTAATGAGCATAAGACTTGTGCTTTACTTGCTAACAAAGGTGATGCGGCTCGTGAGATTCTAGATCGAATCAAGATTGCATACGAAGCGTTACCTAAATGGATGCAACAAGGCGTAATGGAATGGAACAAAGGTTCTGTTGAATTTGAGAATGGATGTAAAATTATTGCTGGCTCAACTTCATCAAGTGCGATTCGTGGTAAATCGATTTCGTTCTTGTATATTGATGAGACTGCTTTCGTAGAGAACTGGGATGAGTTCTTTGCATCAGTGTTTCCAACCATTTCATCTGGTGAGACTACAAAGATGTTGTATACATCGACACCAAATGGTTTGAATCACTTTTATAAAACCTGTCAAGGCGCAAAAGAACAAACCAATGGTTTTGAATATGTGGAAGTGCCGTGGCAAAAAGTGCCTGGTCGTGACGATGCTTGGAAACAAGAGACACTTGCGGCTATGGATTTTGATAAACAAAAGTTTAATCAAGAATTTGAGTGTGGATTTTTAGGCTCTTCGGGTACGTTGATTGATGGAAGCAAGTTAAAGATGCTTGTTACTCAGCGACCAATAGCTGAAACTCCACTGATGAAAGTATATGAGCAACCACAAAAAGATCACATCTACTGCCTTATTGCAGATGTGTCTAGAGGAAAGGGGTTGGATTATTCGGCATTCCATGTTATAGATGTAACTACGATGCCATATAGACAAGTATTTGTGTATAGAGATAACACAATTACTCCTATTGATTATGCGAGTACGATACACAATGTACTCAAAAGATATAATGATGCTTACACGTTAGTGGAAATTAACGATATCGGCGGGCAAGTGACAGACATACTGCATCATGAGTTTGAGTGTGAAACCATGTTGCTAACAGAAAGCGCAGGTAGATCGGGTAAAAGATTATCGACTGGGTTTTCAAAAAATGCTGATAAAGGCATTAGAACAACAAAATCGGTTAAAGCAGTTGGTTGTAATATGATCAAGATGCTGATTGAGCAAGATCAGATCATTATTAATGATTTTGATACTGTAAACGAGTTTTCAACCTTTTCACGAAGAGGAAAGACTTACCAAGCAGAATCTGGTAGGCATGATGACTTAGTTATGGGGTTAGTTTTATTTGGATGGATGACAGATCAGCCGTTCTTCAAAGAAATCACTGATATAAATACAGTAGCAAGACTAAAACAAAGTAATGAAAACGAAATGATTGAAA